CTCGGCCTGAGCCGTGATCTCCCCGTCGTGCTCTTCGATGCTCGCGGTGTTCCGCTGTACCTGGGCCGCCAACCCATTGGCGGACTGGACGACCTGGCCAATATCGATCCAGTACGTCGCGTTCGGCGGGGCATTTTCTCCGCCAGGCGCCGCCGGCACGGGAATCTTGGCCTGGTACAGGCGCTGCCCCTGGCGGACGCTGTCGTCCTGCAGGTAGGCCTTCTCCGGGTTGTACTCCAGTGCATCAACCAAGCCGTCGATTTGGTCCCGAAGCTCGCCGATTCGCTCGTTCACCGACCCAGGGCCATTGCCGGAAATCAGCTCGATCTCCTTGCGCAGCTCCGGGTACAGCGCGCCATTGCTGATTTTGTCCTTGAAGTACTCCTCATACTCGCTCTGGTCAGAACTGGACTGGCCGTTGACGCCAACGCCTGCTGGAAACCACGGGCCGATATTGCCGGTACGGTCGATCAGGCGCGCCCAAAAAAAGAACGAGACGCCGCCGGCCAGGCCGTGCATTTCGTGCTCGGCCTGCGGATAGGCGAAGTCGCCCAGCTTGATCGCGTCGTCCCGCGAGGTGGTCTTGCTGTACCAGATCTCCGTCCGCTGGGTGTCCTCGGCGCCAGCAGGGAAGCCCCAGGCCAGCTTGATGCCGTAGACCAGTGGCGTGGTGTTCAGGAACGACACCGCCGGCGGCAGGCCGGCCTTGCCGGTCAGTTGCGTGAGGCTGGAGCTCTTCCAGATCGACGAGATATCGAAGGCGCTCACCGCCCGCACCCGCGCCAGGTAGGCGCCGGCGTAGATGCCCGTCACGTCGACCGAGGTCGTGCCGGTGCGCTGCAGCTTGATCCAGTTGCCGTTGTCCTTGCGCCACTCCACGTCATAGGCCACGGCACCTTCTACTGCCGGCCAGGCGATGGTCATGGTGCTGACTGCGAGGCCTTGCTCCACGGCATAGCTCGAGGTCAGGGTTACGCTCGCCGGCGGCGGCACCGTCGTCACCGGGATGACGCTGATCGGCCGCTCCTCAAGCTTGGCGCCGGTATCGATGGCGGCAAACTTGCTGGGGTTGAACTCCAGGGCGGTGAACTCGTACTCGCCCTCGGTGGTGCGCACACGCTTCAGCACACGGAACAACTGGACAGCCAGGTCCTCATAGTCGATCGCCCACTGCAGCTCGCGCTCCGGCTGCAGTGCGTAGGCGGTGGTCACCGTCACGTCTCGCCCGTTCACCGACTGCACCGTCCTGCCCTGGGCGGTGCCGTTGGGCAGGTTGATAATCAGTCGGTCGCCAGCCTTGATTGGCGTGTCCCGATCCAGGGTGATCACCCGGCCGAGCGCAGCCGATATGCGCCCGCCGGTCGGGCGGCCGGCGACCACTTCGTCAGCCACCGGGATGACGAAGCCCGGCAGCACGTTCGCCCCCTCCATGCCCGTCTTGAACGAGACGGTGCGATCCTGGCTATTGCTCAGCAGTGCCCACTTGCCACGGCGCTGGGCCTCACTGGCACGGGTGCAGCCGATAGCCGAGATTTCGATGGGCCGATCCCGGAACCGGCGCTGCAACGCAATGTCGGTTACCGGAATCACGTCGGTGTCGTAGTTGTTGGCCGGGTTGTCGTAGCTCACCAATGCGCGGCTGTAGTGCGTGTCGCGGCCGGCGCCACCATAGACGAAATCGCCGTCGATGACGTTCGACCTGGTGAAGACGTAGTCGATATCCTGCGCACGCGGCATGTCGGCCTGCATGTACAGCGAGCCCTGAGCCCAGTAGACCATACCCCTGTAAATTGCCGAGAGATCGCGCAGCAGCGTCCAAGCCTCGGCCTTGCCCTGCAAGTTCAGGTCGCACAGGTAGCGCGGCTCCTGGCCGCCTACACCATCCGGCACAAGCTGGTCGCAGTACTGCGAGATGCGGTACATCTCCCATTTGTCGACCATCCAGGGCTGAATGCGCTTCCCCAGGCCGAACCGGTCGTTGACGCACAGGCCATAGGTGGCCCAAACCGGGTTGTTGGTCCAAGCCTGCTTGAAAGTGCCATCCCACACGCCGGTGTAGGTGCGTGTCACCGGGTCGTAGTTGCTCGGCACAGGCCAGCGCTGCGCCTTACAGTTGACCGTTACCGCCGGGATGTTATGGAACTGCTCGGCATTGAACTCGATGTAAAGCAGCGCGGTGTTCGGGTAGCGCAGCTTCTGGTCGATGATCTCGGTGTAGCCCGCGATCAGCATCTGATCCGCAATCGTGCCGCTGTTGGCGTTTGGTGTGATGCGGCGAATCCGGAAAGCCCACCCGGAGGTGGCCGGCGGCAGGCTGACAGGCTCCGATCGCTGGTAGCCATTGGTGGTCTTGCCGTCAACAGCACCACGAAGGGACTCGACAAATGCCCCGCCGTCGGTAGAAACGTCGATGGCGTACTCGATGCGATAGCCGTTCGTGCCGTTGTCGTCCTGACTGGCAAGGCGGGGCCAGGAGAACCGCACGCGGAATCTGGAGAGCTGGAGATTGCTCAGGGTGCGGGTGAAGGGCGTGTCGCTACGCAGCTCGACGTTTACCGTCGTCTCGTTCTCGATCGCCGGAATACCCTGAATGTAATCCTGTTCGATCGAGCCTGGGCGCCACTCCCACTTGACCCCCGGGAAGTTCACATTGCCGCTGGCATCCACGATCGGGGTGTTATCCAGGTAGATATCACGGTCCGTCGGAGTTTCGTCAAACTCACCCTCACCCACCGCCAGCAGGATCTTGGCGATGTTCGTCGACTGCAGGCTATCCGGCGCCTCAACCGGACTTTTCGGCTTCTTCTCGCCACCTTTGGCGCCGGTGATTTCTGGTAGAAGTGCTGCGCCCATGCTTTCCTCCGGGCAATAAAAAACCGCCCGGAGGCGGTTGGTGGTGTTTCAGGCTGACGGCTACGCCTTGTCCTCGGCGTAGATCGAAGCGGAGATAATCGCTCCGCCCCAGCGGCGCTTGCCGATGCAGATCGGGACGGGGTTGCCGCTGGCTGTAGTGTTCTTTGCGCTGCCAAAGGCGTAGGACGGCAGGTTTTCCGGGGCGCCGCTTTGTGAAAGGCCTTTGGCTTGGGGGCTGAGCATCTGGATTACCCCGCCAGCAACCATGCCAATACCTGCGCCAATCAAGGGAGCACCAAATGGAGTGGCTGAGAGGAACACCCCGGCAACGATCATTATCGCTCCAACGATGGTCTGCAGGATCCCGCCACGCTTGCTACCAGCAACCACCGGAACGATCCTGAGCTCACGAGTACCTCCTCGCTCGAAGTCACCAATCCCAACATTCCGGCGGTTCCTGAAGACTGCAAAACTCATCCCAAGTCGATCAAGGCGCTGAATCTCTTCTTCAAAGCCCGGAAGCGTAGCCTTGAGAGCCTTGAACACCTCCCATGACTTGCCGGTATCTAGTAGCCTTCGATGTATCCGGCCAAATTTTCTGGCGAGGGTTCCCGAGAGCCTGATTATGGTGAACGGCTCGTAATGTGCTGCTGTAGCGGCCATGCTTTCTCCAGGCGCAAAAAAGCCGCCCGGAGGCGGCTGGATCAGTTGTAATCGACGTAGGGGCCTATATAGATGCCGCTCATGTCTCCGCTAATTCTGTAAACAGTCTCTTTGCCGTTTTGCACGTTTCCAACGATCGTCCGCACCGCCATGCCGCCGCAGAGCCCGGAGTTCGCCAACCCTATTCCAATGCTTGGCTGGCCCGGTGGCAGGTGGAAGCTGGCTCGCTGGCCCGTACCCAGCTTGGCGGCTCTTTTGCCGTCTATAAACACAACCACATCACAACCAGAGCCTACCGCCCCTGAATCCCTAAGAACGATAACGGTGCCGCTATCCCCTCGCGGCTTTACCTGAAACGCGTAAAGTTCATCTCGCGGGACTGGTGTTGCCTCGCGGACGGAGATTGCAGATGACGCACACCCGGCCAGCAGCACCATCGCCACTGCCCCAATAAGAATTCGCATATGGTCCCTCCCTTGAAAATGGGGACTCTATCACCGTGCGTCTCGATGTCGTAGCACCAGGCGGGTGCGCGCCAGCCAGGGGCCACCAAATACGATGATCTCTGAGGGCCTGCCGTACAGGTGGTGCATCAGGAACGGCCCTTGGCCGAATACCTGGACTTGCTCGCCAGGCAGCTGCGGATCTGCGCCCAGGTAGATCCCGGCATGGTTCGGGTGCGCGGCCCTCCCCACCTCCATGACGACCATGTCGCCGCGCTGTGGTCGGTCGACCTGGTAGAAGCCCGCCGCTTCGTAGGCCTGCTCGTACAGGCTGGGCCCGCCGGCCTGCTCCCACCACCCATCCTCCCGGGCATAGGCCGGGAACTCCAGCCCCCACTCACGCTGATACCAGTCCGCGCAGGACTGCCAGCAGTCCCAGGCGCCGTGCACGAATGGTCGACCCAGCAGCGGCGTGCTGCCAGTTGGAGTGATGGTGCGCAGGTCGCCTTCAGGCCAGGACAGGATGTGCCAGGGCAGTGCCGTGGCTTCGCACATGGCCAGGTCACGCGGTGACGGCCTGCTGGTGGCGTCGGGGTGCGAGTGCACGATGCCGATCACCTCGCCCCGGTCTTCCGCTGCGGCGTATTCCTCAGGCGCGATCCGGAACTCTTCGCTCGGGTCGCTCGCAGTGTTGGTGCACGGCACGTAGATTTGCTTTCGGCCTAAGGCCAGTATCAGCCCGCAGCACTCGCGCGGGTACTCAGCCGCGGCGTGCGCTTGCACGGCGGCCAGGATGTGTTTGCGCATGGTCAGCTCCGTGCAATCAGGGATACAGCCGGGAAGCCGCCGAAGGGCAGCGGGTTGCCAATGCCGAAACGCGGCACGCACCCGGTGCCCAGGCAGCCATCGCACTCGTCCAGCTCAGGGTTGTCAGTGAGGTTGCCGTCCTTGTCACGGTACGGCCCCATGTAGCCGCAGTTGGGCCCCCGGTAGCCATTGGTCATAGCCCAGTGGCACAGCGTGGTCATCTGCCTGCCGATCGTTTCCCCGCCCACGTCGCCAGGGCTGGCCAACTCCCAGGACACCGTTTGACCGTTCTCCGACACTTTCTGGTCGATGTACCAAACCTCAATTCCTTCTTGGGTTGGGTCGGCTTGGGGGTTGCCGCCGGGGAAGTTGGCCGCGTCCAGGAATTGGCCGAGCGTGCTCCGGATGGTCAGTTTGAACTCGAGCAGATCGTCGAAGGCTAAGCACAGCGCGGTGATCCGGCTGTTCACGTTGCCGACCGATAGCGTCGGGCGCACTGCGGTACCGTCCGAGTTTGCTTCGATACCATCGACTTTCATCGGCCAGGCGCCGTACTCCTCGCCCTGCCACCAGATCGACTTGGCTGGCAACTGGTCCGCGTCAGCGCCAGCATAAGCGAGCTCCTGCGGTGTGTGCGGAATGGCGTGGCCATGGAAGCGCAGCACATCGGCGCCGAAGTCAGAGCCGTCCAGCTCGAACAGCAGCACCTCGGAGCCCGGCTCCAGCTTCTGGATCTGTGAAACCAGGCTCATGGGTGGTATGCCCTCTCGAAGGTCAGGTTGATTACGGCGATTCTGCCGGGTCGGCGCTGCTGGCCGATCCTTTCGCAGCGATACAGGCCCAACTCGCCGCCGGGCGGCGCCCACAGAAACGAGCGGAAGCCGCGGTGGGCACGGATGAAGTCAACGATTGGCTTCACTTCCTCGGCAGCACCGCCAAATGACAGCGTCCAGCTGTCGGTCTCGGCGTTGATCCCGTCTCCCACCACCTGGGCGTAGTTGTCGCCGAACTGCGACTTCCGGGTCTTCAGCATGCTCTCGCCACTGGCCTCGTCATCAGGCGACCAGGTGAATGTCTCGATAGCCACTGCTACCTCCCCTTCGTGTTTCGATAGCTGGAACCACCTGGGCGCCAGGAGGCGGCGATTGCGCGATCAGCGATACCCTGCATCTGTTGCTGAAGGTTCTGCTCGAGCGCGGCAGTATCGAGCTGCATGCCCTCCGAGCTGCGGTCCTCAACGGTGATGCTCATCGGGGCGTTGACCTGTACCACTGTCCCGCCACCCTGGCTGCCGCCCACTACCTGCACGCCTAGCGACCCATCCGCGCCGCGGGCTAGCGGCATGATCGCCTCCGGCCCTGCTTCGCCCGCAATGCCCAGGCCTCCATTGGCCATGCCGAAGCCCGTTGGCTTGGTCAGCACGCTGTTGGTGAAGGCGCCGCCCTTGGCGAACATCTGCACGCCGCCGTCCCACGCGCCCCCCAATGCCTGGAAATAAGCGCTGGAATAACCAGCCTGGGATGCGCCAAGGTTCGAGGAGATCGCGCCAGCAGAGCCCGCCGGGAGGCCATTGCCACCACCGAAGTAGCTGCCAGCCGCCGAGATACCCATCCCTACCAGGCCACTGAGCAACGAACTCGCGGCCTGCTGGCTGGAAATCCTGGCCATGTCGCTGAGGATGCTGGTGGTGAAGTCCTTGAACTTCATCTTGCCGGTCATGGTGAAGTTCGCCAGCGAGTTGCTTGCCGAATCGAAGCCCGCCGTCAGGGTGCGGTCCGTTGCGCCCGCCACGTCAGCTGCATCTGCCTTGATGTTGGCCCATGCCCGCCGTGCGCCGTTGCGGTAATCGCGCTGGGCCTCAAGTCGGGCACCGTGGCCATCCACCTCCATCTGCAGTTCGCGCGCCTGATAATCGGCCAGATCCGCCAGGCGTTCTTCATAGGCCTGCTGGCTGAGCCGGCGAGAAACGTCCTCTTGCTGCTCCTCGAGCTGACGGCGCGCCTCGGCGTATTTCTGCCGCACTGCGTTCAAGCGGTCGGCCTGCTCGCGCTCGTCGTCGCCCATGCCGACCCCGGCCACGTCCGCGTTGATCGCGTCCTGCCGAGTCTGCAGCACCACCTCCATGGCTTTGCGGTAGGCCTCAGCACTGTTACGTCGCTGCTCGGCCAGCTTGCGCTCAGCCTCAGTACGCTGCTGAATGGTCGTATCGCCGTAGGCTGTGTTCAGGTTCTTGATGCCGAGCTCCATCTCGGCGGCGGTGATCTTGCCTGCAGCCTGAGCTTTGCGTAGCCCCTGCACACCTTCAGCCAGATCTTCGAGGCGCTTTCTCTCAGGCAGCGCCCTATCAATGATTGCGTCGAGCGCCTTGATCTCGTCGTTCAGAGCCTTGGTGCGGCTCTTGCTACTGTCCGTGGCGTCCTTGTTGGCCTTCTTCTGTGACTCGATCGCGCTTGCCGCCGACAGAATCGCCTGCCGATCAGTCTCTGTAAGGTCGGCGTTCTCCGCGATGTGCCGGTTGGCGATCTTGATCGCATCGCCGTTGTCCTGCAAACCAGCCAACTGCTTCTGCAGCGTTTCAAGGTAGGTCTGCCCCGCCGAACTCATACCAGCCTTGGCAGCATTGTTGGCGTGGGTGGCCGACGTGTTCTGCTCCGTAACCCCAGTCAGCACCCGCAGGGTCTCGGCAATCAACCCCGAGCGCTGGTCGGCATCACTGACTGCGCCAGCCTGGGTGATCCACTGCTGCACCGTGTTGGCCGGGAGGTTCAGGCGTTCGCCTACTTCGCGAAGCACTGGCGACAGGTCAGACCCCGCCGCGCGGGCCTCCTTCAGCCGGTCGACCACCTCCTGGTAGGCGCGTAACTGCTGACCGTACTGGCCGCCTGAGTCCCTGGCCGGCGCTGTGACCACAGACTGGCGTATAGACTGGGCCAGGTCACCATAGGCGCTGCGCACCGCATCAGCTGCACCGACCTGTTCCTGCTGCCATTTGACCAGCGAAGCCTCGCGCTGGTCGCGATTGAGCTTGGCGAATTCCTCGCGCAGCTGTGAAACCGGCTTGTGCATGTCCTCCAGGCTGACACCGGCTTGGTCTGCGTTGTTGCTCAGTAATAGGAAGCTGGCCGCCGCCGTACCGGCCAGCAGGGCCAGGCCCATCGGGCCGCCTAAGATACCGAGCAGACTGGCGCCCACGGTGCGAAGACCAGCCTGGGCAGTCGCTACCGCTGCGGTGGCCACCGCTTCGCGCTGCCGGGCTTGGGCCAGCTGGATTGACATCTGCGTCTGAACCGCCGTGCCACGCGCTGCAGCGGCCTCGCGAGCGGCAAGGATAGTCACGGTTTCGGCCTTGCGCTGGTCGGCGATAGCCGCCTGCAGCACGGCCTCGGCCTGCGCGATACGCGCCGCCCGCTCCGCCAGAGCAGCCTTCACAGCCAGCCCAGACTTCGCTACATAGTTGGTCAATGCGGCAACGCCCGCGCCGGCCATGGCTACAGCCACCAGGTCGACGTTGTCGGCCAGGGTAACGAGTACACTTGAAAGGCCTGCAACGGCGCCGGTCTGTTCTTCCATGCCGCCCAGGAATGCTTGGATGGCGTTGCTGATATTGACCATGGCGTCTTGAACGCTGATGGACATATCAGCTGCCGCCTTTCGATTCACTTCAACTGTACGTAGCAGGCCCGTATTGATGTCATCGAGAGACAGCTTGCCCTGGACGCCGAGCTTGCGAACTTCATCGGCGCTCTTTCCAGTCGCGCTGGCGATAGCATCGACGATTGTCGGCATCGCGCTCTGGATCGAAACCCAGCCATCAGCTTCCACTTTGCCAGTCTGCAGCGCCTTCGAGTAGGCATCCAGAGCAGAACCAGCCTTATCGGCAGCTGCGGCGTTGGTCACCAGCAGGAAGCTAAAGCTGTCGGTAATGTCGAGCGCCTGCTGGGTGTTGAAGCTGAGGCTACGCATCACATCTGCAGTGCGGATGTACAGCTCCTGGGCCTCGGCCAGGGGGCGGTAAGTATCCTGGGCCGTTTTTAGTAGGTGCTCCTGCACCATTTGATATTCGCCAGCACTGCCAGCGGCAGCCTTCATCCTGTCGGCCATCTGCCCGTAAGCGTCGACCTGCTTGATGATGCCGCCGATCAGGCCGGCACCAGCCACAGCTGCGAACGCACCGCGCATAAGCACGCCTGCGGACTGGGCTGCGGCCCCTGCCCTGTCAAAAGCCGAATCGACGGTTGCCAAGTTGCGGTCGATCGCCTGCGTGCTGCGCGCAACCACCTGATCAGCGTTCGCCAATTCCCGGCGCAACTGGGCAGTGGTCGCCTCGATCTGGACCAGCATCCCCTGGACTTGTTGGTCGGCCATGCAAATCTCCAAGCACAAAAAAGCCGCACGAAGGCGGCACGTTACTTACTGTTTGGGTTGCCCTCGGAGGAAGCTCTTCAACTTGTCCGCGACGCTTTGACGCTTCTGGGGCGCGGCCTGGGTCTTCCCTTGTTGCTGGCCGCGCCCAGTCCAGTCGAGCCGGGCATCGAGCGCGAGCATGATTTGCGGTATTGGGGTATGCCACGCGGTGTCAGGCGGCCAGCCAAGCCAGCCGGTGGCCACGCCGAACAAATAGTCGACGTAGCTGCCGTCCTTCACTGCGCTGTGCTGTCCGCCTCGTCCTTTCCCCGGGCGACCACGCTCGGCGGTACCGGATTGAGCAGCACGGTGATGAAATCGGTCAGACGAGCCGACACCTTCGCCACGCCAGTCTGGAACACCTCAGCGGCGACCTGGGCGTGCTGGTCGGCCTGCAGGCCGGCGCCGGCGACGATGATGTCGGCACTGGCAGCGATGCCCATCAGCCGCATCGACTCGAGCGCGGCGCGCAGACCACCAAACCGACTTTCGATCAGTAGCGCCGCCTCAAGGGTCGGGCGCAGGGTGTAAGTTCGTGCACCGACCACCAGCGTGGTGGTGCCATACAGAGCTTCGCTCATGGGGTTTTCTCAACTGAGGACGGGGCCGAAGCCCCATCGATCAAGGGATGGCCGGACCTGCCACGATTTCGAGGATTTCGGTGTTGATGCCGAGCGTGATGTTGCGGCGTACCACGTTGTCGGCAGAGCCCGCAGCCACGGTGTTGTTCATCACCTTCACCGCGAAGTAGAACGTGGTCGGCAGGATAGGCGGAGTCGCGCCTGGGTCGCCGTCGTTGAGCGTTACCTTGATGTTGTAGTTGCCTTTGGTGCGGTCCTTGTGCGCGACGGCAACGGCCTTCTGGCCGAGGTCGCCGTTGTCCAGGCCCACGGTCAGGGTCATGTTGCCGGCGTCAGCGGTGCCCTTGTACTTGCGCACCCGACCATCCGCCAGGGAGGTGAAGTTCACCGGATTGAAGGTGTCGCCGAACTCGCCCAGGTCTTCGATCTCACCCACATCGACGTAGGTGTCGGCCTTGTACTCGGTTTCGGTGTCGGCGCCGGTCTTACCGCCAATCGCAAGGCGGCAGCCGGCGGCTGTATTGAGGTTGTCATCGGCCATGGGTGTTCCTCCAAAGGCGCATTGGATAAAAGCCGCGGCGCGGCCGGTGTTGAATTCAGTGGGTGGTGATCACGCGAACCGTGACCGAACCCTGGTATGTCACGCCATCAGCATCGCGCTGGGCGTCGGCTTGTTCGACCCGGACGGAAACAGCCCGCCCTACCGTCAGCGGCAGGCGGCGCTCGTCGAGGGCGGCGATTACCTCGCCATTGATGCGCTTGACCTCGGCTTGGCCGATGGCATCGGACCACACTGACAGGTAGATCAGGCGCGTCTCGCGCTTGCGGCCGGCGATGGGGGTGGCGTTCACCGAGACTTCTCGGTCGATCGACACATAGGGCATGTCGGCATTCAGCGGGGCGCCGTCGTAGATCGGGCAGCCGACCTCTGCCTCGAGCCTGGCGAAGATCGCCTCCTGCAGTGCCAGCGATGGGTCAGCCATTCCCTACCCCCTGACTTGCTTTGCGCAACGTGCGCGTGATTGCCGCCTCGATCTCTGCCAGAACGAATTCCCGATTGACCTGCATCGCAGGCCTGAGCCAAGGGTGAGCTGGCCTGGCGGGGATGTCCGGGTACTTGCCGAAGAAGGTGGTGCCGTCACTCTTGTTCTTCGTATCGCGCCGTCCGAGGCGGTTCTTGCCGCTGAGCTTCGAGCGGTCGCGGTTGGTGGTGTGGGTGCCTGAAACCGCATCGGCGTCCGCCCTGTGGTACAGCTTGCCTGAGTAGCCTTTCGTGCCGTACTCCAGGAATCGCAGATAGAAGTAACGTTGGTTGTTGAGCTTCCCGCGCAGCCCTACCTCAGCGTTTAACCCGCTTGCAGAAACAAAAGCCGTAAGGGCTCCAGCAGCGGCACCCGTGTCCTTTGGAACCAAGTCCTTCATCGTCTGCAGTACCCGGTCGGCAGACTTCTGCATTGCTGGCTTCAGCTCGTTATCCATGTTTTTGTGGATGTTGCGCAGTGTGCGCCGGAGCTTAAAGTCTCCCGACATCCTGGAGCGGCGGGCCATGAGCTACTCCTTCGCCGGATCAGCCTTGGCCGGGGCGGCGGGTTTAACCGGGACCTCCTCGGCGTAGCCGCGGGCAATAAGCCCCTTTCCGACTTCAGTCGATACATCGAAGGTCTCGCCCTTCGTCCGCTCGCCGACAGCGCCGGAGAGCAGGCCCAGTGCTCGAATCTTCATTGGGTATACCTCATGGGTTGGGAACGCTGGAACACAGCAGGCGCTGCATCGTGCGGTCGTTGTCCAGCAACGCAGCCTCGACCTTGTACGTGACGCCATTGCACGCCAGACGCCAGCCGGCAACGATGTCTGCCCGGGGCCTGATGCGGATTTCCGCACTGATCACCGCCTGCAACTGTTCGGCGAATGGGGCTACACGGCCGGTAGGCATGGTGATTTCTGCCCAGACCTTGCCGGCGTCCAGCCAGGTCTCGGTGGCGCCGCCGGACGCGCTCTTCTGTCGGTGCGGCTTCGTCACCACGCAGCGGTGTTTAAGGGGGCCTGCTCTCATCAGAATCGCTTCCTGTACCAGAGCAGCCTTTCGACCGCGAGAGGAACGGCTGAGGAGATGGTGCCGACGACCACGGCTTCGCGGTTTGCGTACCAGTGGCCGACCAGCAGCAGGATCGCCTGCTCAACATCCGGGGTCAGCCCCATCTCTTCAGGCCCGGACGGATCGGCCTCGACCAGCGCACGGTCGCAATGCATTGCGACATGCGCCTTGGCCGCCTCGATGTAGCCGATGACGATCGAGTCTTCTTCATCACCATCCAGGCGCAGGTGGAGCTTCACGCGGGCCAGGTCGAGCATTTACTTGGCCTCAGCTGCAGCTTTGTCGGCGGCAGCCTTGTCAGCGGCTGATTTTTCGGCAGCGGCTTTATCGGCAGCCTCCTTTTCAGCAGCTGCTTTGTCTGCTGCGGCCTTCTCGGCAGCGGCTTTCTCAGCTGCAGCTTTGTCGGCGGCGGCCTTGTCTTCCTTCGGTGCCGCTGGCTTGGTTTCCTTGGGCTTGGCCACCCGCGGCTTGCCGTTGGCATCGAGCTCAACAGCCAGGCCTTTGCCGATCAGGGTGTGCGCGTACTCGTCATCGGCTTCCTCGAAAGTCGCGCCAGCCTTTATCTTGTTCGAGTCGGCGCCGAGCAACAGGCCGTTACCCACGAAGCCCCACAGAATCTTAATTTTCATGCTGCCTCCAGAAACGAAGAGGCCGGCAATGCGCCGGCCTTCGTTGGGTTTGGGTTACGCGCCGGTCGGGAACCGGCCTTTGACCAGAGCTTCCTTGCGGCGCACACCGAGGCCCAGGCGCTCCTCGACCAGCAGCGCGCGTTCGTTCTTGATGAACTGATCGTTGATCAGGCCCATCTTGAACAGGAACGACATGCGGTCAAACAGCGTGGTGGAGCGCGCGAAGTTCGCGGTCAGGAATTCACCGCCGGTATCGGCATCACCTTCATCCATGCTATCGGAGGTGATTACAGGGCGACCCCACAAGATTGGGGTTACCAAGCCCTGCAGGTTGGCGAACAGGTAGCGGTTTTCGCCATCCTTCTGCAACTCGATGTTCATCCAGTCGAGCTCGGTCATTACCACGCCGTCGGCCGACATCTGCGATTGCTTGCGCACCTGGTAGATCGAACGACGCACCAGGTCAATCGCGGTGTCACCGGCCTTGCTCAGCGCGGTGTTGTAGGCGGTCGCCTGGGTCATCAGGCCATTCAGGTTCTCGCCGGTGCCGTCGCCTTTGAGGATCTGCGCTTCCTCCTCGAGCTTGAGGTCGTAGCGCAGCAGCTGCTGCAGGTAGGCGAACAACTGCGGCACGTCATCGAGCGCTTCGTCGGTGACCGGCATCCAGACCGCGATCTTCTTCACGCGGTCGGTTTCGGTAGTGAAGGTCACGTTGCTGGTCGGCTTCAGGCCACCCTCGGCCACAGGCGCGGCACCGCGGGTGTGCACGTTCTCACGGAAGTAGGTGTAGTTCTGGCCGGATACCGGCACAGCGGTCAGCAGGTCGCGGATGCGCAGCTCTTGGCGGATGCCAGGCTGAATAACCGGATCATACTGCGGCACCACAATGCCCGCGCTGGTGACCTTCATTTCCTTCATGCTGGCCATATCGGACTTGGTCACGTCGAGCTCAGCAAGGCCGCCACCCTTCTTCAGGGATTTGTAGCTCTCATCACCCTGGATGAGGTCAATGAAGCTCTTGCCCTCGCCAGGCTGGCCGCGCAACCTGACACCCTTCTGCTCCAGGTCCTGCACCTGGTCGATGACACGCTGCAGCTCACCTTTCTGATTGTCGATCTGGCTCTTCAGGTCAGTAGTGACCCTGTTACCCTTCTCGACCTCAGCGATGGCTGCGTCGTACTTGGTTTGCAGGCTCTCGAAGCCGCTCTTCAGTTGCAGCTCCAGCGAGTCCTTCAGTTCTTTTACTTCGCTCATGGCGATACTCCGAAATGGTGGGTGAACAGTTTGGAAATGTCTTTCAGCTCATCCACGATCGCCGTGGCCTCGCTTCCGCCGTCACGGCGTAGCGCGGGGTAGCCGAGCGAAGCGACAGCTGCCGCTTCCTTCTGCGAAAGCCCCATGCGTTCGCGCAGGGCATTCTCGAAAAGTCGAATGTCAGATTTCACAGTGAGGACATGCGCCTCAGGGTTCATGCCGAAAGGCACGAATGAGGCCTCCCAGAGTTCGGCCTCCTTGATGACTCGAACGCGCCGACCGGCCCGCTCTTCGAAGTCAGCTTTGATGGTGTTGAAGCCAATCGACATGCTGTCGAGAATCTCGGCCTTCATCAGCTCGTAGGCGTCACGGGCATAGCTGACGGCCAGATTGACCTTGCCCTTTACCAGCAACCCATGGTCGTCCTGGGTGTAATCGGCGGCGCCCACCAGCCGGGTGAGGTCGTGATACAGCGCCAGCTTCAACTTGCCACTCCGGGTCGCCTTCACTCGGGTGAAGGCCCCAGGCAGGATGACGTCGTCGCCAAGGTCGACGTTGTTGAACACTGCGGCGTAGCCTTCAAAGTTGCCGACGTCATCAACGGACTTGAGCTCAAACGGAACTTCAAGATTCGCCATTTTTGTCCATCTCCCACCGGGTTACCCGGTTGTATTCATCGCCCTCCAGGGGAGGCAGGTTTTCCTTTACGCGGACTTCGTTGATAGTCATCCAGCCAGAGCCGCCAGAACCGCCAAGAGCACTGCCGTAGTAGGTGGCGCGGCCGGCACTGTCGGCGCGCAGTAGCCCCTCGACAGCGAACTCGGCAAAGCGAGCGCGGACCCGATAGAGCTTGTCGTTGAACTCGTCCTCGACCGCGTCGATGTACGGCTTGAGACCGAAGGTGATGTAGCCGGTAAGCTGCTGCTCAAGGTTGGAACCCATAATTGAGGTCTTGCCGGCGCGGTTGGCCAGCCACAGCGGTACGCCGTAGATGCCCGCCAGGGCTTCCTCTTGGAACTGCTGCGACTCGATGAACTGGGCGTCCTTCTGGCTGATGCCGGCTGGAACGATTTTCGGGTTGCCCTGCAGGACGGCCATCTTGCCGATGTCATCGGTGTCGGCCTTGCGCACATCAGGGAACTTCGCCATCACCTGAGCCTGCTGGGCCTGGGTCAGGAACTGTTCGTAGATGACGTAGCCGCCGGTGAAGCCGCCCTTGCGCATGAAGCGAGCCGACCATTGCTGCCCCGCTTTCGCAAGGCCCATGGTTTCAGCCTGGTGCTCGAGAGGCGAAAGACCGACGACTCCGTCAAGGCTGAACAGCTTGAAGTGCAGCATGTGCTCAGGCGACACCGGGTACGGATCACCCTCGCTGGGCGTAACCCAGTAGATGAGGTCGTCCTCTGCATCGATCTTGACGGTCCGCCAATCCAGTGGCACCAGGCCTATCGGGTCGCCGTGGATGTTCCGCTCGATCAAAGCAAACGCATTGCCCCGTAGAGCCATGTTCACGACCACGAACTTGAGGAAGTTCAGCATGGTGATGTAGGGATGCGGCTTGCGCAGCAGCTTGAGCATCCGGTCGCTACCTGTGACCAGCGCCCTGCCGCCTTCCTTATCTTCATAAAGCTTGAGCGGCAAGCCACTCAGGGATTCTGAGAGGATCTTGACGCAGGACCAGACCATGCTGATCGACAGGGCGGTTTTGGCGGACACTCGAACCCCCGCCTTGGTGCGCTTGCCGCCGACCTCAAGATCAACTTCGACGTAGTCGCCCGTGGCTGGATCGGTGTAGCCGAAAAATCCCCAGGTCCTGGGGTTGTACCATTTGAATGCCATGGTCAGCCTATTAGTCCGAAGAAGCCGTTATCCAGGTAGTCACCCATGCCGCCTTGGGCTTCCGGGTTGAGAGCCATGAGCGTCACGGCGTTAAACAAAGCCATCAGCGGGTCGATCTTCGCTGAGCCGCTGGCCTGCTTGGTGATGAGGATGGCGTTGCCTCGCGGCTCGACCCGGGCGTTGCCGCAGCACCAGGCCATCATGGGCTGGCCACCGTGCCACAGCCCGCCCTCGGCAAGCTTCCGCTCAGCAGTTTTGATTGCGCCGCCCAGGGTGTAGCCCTGCTTCACGCCGCCGATCTTCTCGCGGGGGATGCCCTTGAGCTCCAGGGCATCGAGAATCGCGCCGATCCCCACCGGGTCGAGCCCGACTTGGTCGAGCAGGCCGGCCTCCTCCACCTCGGCAACCAGATCGGCGATCTGGTCCACGTCATCGCCGATACGTTCAACCAGGGTCAGGTGTCCGTCCTGAGCAAAGTCCCGTATACGAGGGGCCTCAGCCTTGCGGCGCTCCAGCACCGAGGGGTGCGCCCAGGCGTGAGTCCAAACCAGCCAGCGCCGGCTGTCTCGCTCGCGCCCTACTGCGGCGAAACCGAGCAAGTCATCCAGGCCGCCGCCGTCGATACCGATGTCGATTACCTCGCACCGCTCGATCAAATCCTCCAGCGTTCGGCAGCTCTTCGAGACCTGCTGTTCCCAGTAGTCGGCGCCGGCCCAGCGATCCGAAAGCAGTGCCAAACCGATTTCGACGTTGAGGTGCTTGGCCAGAAAACCACGGAAGGACTCTTCGCCGTCCATCTGCGCCTGGGCATAACCCCGCTCAATGAACGGCTCGTCGACCGAGAGCCCGAGATTGGGATTGGTGATGTAGGCATTCGAGAAGTCTCGATGGGCGCCGGCGTCGAGCAGGGCTTTCGGAAACTCATACAGCACCGGCAGGAACGACTTGTCGACGATCTCACCGTCCCGGACCTTGCGGGCATACATCAACTTCTGCCGGAACACCCCGGCAGGTGGAGCATCAGACTGAGTCGTTGCCCAGATTATGAAACCTTCGGGGCGGGAAGCCAGCCCACCGGTAGCCTCGCGAAGCATCGCTTCGGCGTTGTTCCGCTTGCCGAACACCCAGAGCTCATCGATGAAAACGCCAATGGCCTTCTTGCCAGACACTGTCTCGCTGTCGGCGGCTACCACCTTAAGGGTGGCGTTTGTCTGGTGGTGGGTCACGGTGCGAATGTGATCCTGCACCTTGAGGAGCGCCGAAAGCTCCTCGTCAGCCCGAACCATGTCGCGGATCGGGATGTAGGAGTTGTCGGCAATTTCCTTGGTCGGCGCCAGGATGATGAACTCACCCGATGGCCGCCAGTTGAGAATCAGTGCTGTGAGCATGATCCCTGCGGCAATCGTCGACTTCCCGTTCTTCTTGCTGATCAGCAGCATGAATTCGCTGACCAGGCGCCGGCCTTCGTAAGGGTCGTAGGCGCCGAAGATTGCCGCCACGAACTGATTGACCCAGTCGCGAACCGTCTCGCACATCAGCGGGCTGCCAGTAGCATCGACCATCCGCAGGGCACCGAACACTTCCAGGGCTTCCTCGGCCTCAGTCGGGAACAGCGGGTCGAAGGGAATCAGGCTCTGGCGCGCAACGATACGCTGCTCCCAGTCGGGGCATGCAGTTGTCCATTCCATCACTTCACCGATCGCAGCGGGCCGCGACGGGCGCCGAACTTGCCAGACGCTGCATCAGCAGCCTTCTCTTTTGCCTGCTCCTTCTTCCCGCTCTCGCCTTTACGGGGATGCACGAAGGGCATCAGGGCCTTCGCCGCGTCCACCCGCAGCTTCGCCTCGGTGCCCATATCGTTCATGACAGCGAGCAGGAAGTCTTTCGGGTCCTTGTGAGACAGCGCACGGGAGAGGTCAAAGCCAGCTGGCTCCCACTCACCCTCAACGCTCTGGGCGTCAGCTTCAGGTGGGGCCGTCGGCGAATCGCGGGCGGGCCCGACGCTCCCACCTTTAACATCGCCTTTAACATCCGCTTTAACATCGCCCGGCATAAGGCCGAGCGCTCGAAGCTTGTTCACCTCGGCGACGACATCGGGATCCTTGGCCAACCGCGACCCAGCTGCAGACGCCGATTTTTCAGGGCATCCAGCCGCAATGGCTGCGTCTCGATTGGACGCACCTCCCCTCAGCGCTGCGATGAAGGTGCGCTTCTTGGGTGTTAAAGCCATTTAACAAAAATCCTGTGGGGGAAAAAATCTGTGCGTGGGGTCGAGGGCGGTCTAGCTAAGTGAGAACGGCCATATTTTGACCGCCCCCGGGTCATGCGGCACGTCATTGGCGTGCCTCTGCGCCTTTGGAGCGCCGCTGAGACGACTCGAGGCGTCTCAGCCTGCCAGGCCAGCAGCTTCCTCGGCCTGCTTCACCGAGTCGTGACAGGGCTTGCAGAGCGGCTGCCAGTTGGTCTGATTCCAGAACAGATCCTGATCACCGCGATGCGGCACCTTGTGGTCAACCACGCTGGCCGCGACAGTCAGGCCTTGCCGTGCGCAGTAGACGCACAGCGGGTTGTCCAGCAGGTAGCGCTCTCGCGCCTTTTGCCACTTGTAACCGTAGCCACGCTGGGTGCTGGTCTTGTCGCTTCGCCAGCTACCTGGGGTGATGGTCTTCAGTCGAGAGCCTTGGCCTTCCTTCACTCGGGAGCCGAGCGTTTTGAGCCTGGTCATCAGCCTTGCGCCTTGCGGGAAAGGAACAGGTCGGAGTAGCCGCGCAGCTTCTCCACACCCATGAAGCCAACAGCACCACCGGCGAAGGTGGCCATGCCCTGCGGTAGGCCCATCCATTCGAGCAGTGGCACCAGGGCCAGGGTGATGAGGCCGCACAAGGCGCCCTCCAAGAACATCTGCCGGCGGGTGCCGCCGCCGTACACAACGCGCAACGCGGCGATACCGACGGACAGGCCGGCCGCATAGAGCTGCGGTTGGTGGGCGATCACCCAGGCAATCAGTGCGGCCCAAAGGCCAGGATCTTTCTCAGGCATGTGGGCCATCTCTGTTCCTCCCTTTCGGGGAGCGGGGTTGTTATCAGTTGGCAGTCAAAGCAGCTACAAGCAGCGCCTGGCCTTTCACCAGGTCAGCACGAGCCAGGCCAGCCAGCCCGCCGTCAACGAAGGAGTGCCCCTTCAGCAGCAGGTCGATCTCCTGCATCTTGACCTTCAGGTCGATCGCCTTCTTCAGTACGACCTCGTCGTAACCGGCCCGGACCTCCTGAACAACTTTTTGCACTTCGGGGAATGGAAGTCCCGAGCCTACTGGGTGCGCTCGATCGCAAAATCCGCCGGCATTGACGTAAGTCGCGCCATATACCATGCCCTCACCCTGGAAGACTTCAGGCCGTACAACGCCACAAATGATGGGAAACAGTTCGCGTTGCTCAGTGTCGAGCAGTTGTCCGGTGAGGCCCAGGAATCCCGACGGGTCGCTCTTGGACAGTCGGCAAAGTGCCGAGGCCAGGCCATCAAGGGCGCCGCCAACCACTGCATCAATCGCGGCCTGTTTGTCACGCTTCGCTTGTTCAGACATTGCTGGGCTCCAGAAACGAAAAAGCCCCGGCAAATGCCGAGGCCTAGAAACGACAAAGCCCGACACGATGGCCGGGCTTTCGGGGTCACTCCTCAACACGCGCAGGAATGACAGGATGGGGATAATTTCTCTCACTCTCTCACTGATGTCAACAGGCAATTATGCAGCGTCTTTCATCAGCAACCCTTCGGCCTCAAGGATCGTGCGCACTTCGCCCAGAGCATCAGAGATCATGCCGTTGAGCTTTTCCTTGATGCCGTCTCGCCAGCGGTAGCGCGTCGACTCTGGCGCTGCATCCACGTCCCACGTGTTCATGTCGTAGAAGCTGTCCGGCAGGATGATCAAGTCCTCAGCCAGCGCTTCAGCCTTTGCTCGCTCGGCCTGCCCGGCCGCTAAGGCGGCACTCACCAGGCAGTCACGCCGCCACTCGGGCGCATCCAGCGGAATATCCACCGAGACAGCGCGCGGGCCTTTGCGGCGGGCGCCCTTGAGCTTCGGGATAGCCCATGCCGTCACCGCCTTATAGACGAACAGCTGCGGCGCTGGGCTAGCAATCAATGGGACGACGGCTGAAATAGCCTGCAGCTTTTTGGCCTTGCTAGTGCCGTACTTTGCATTCAGCGCATTCCAATGCCGTGGGATCAGCAGGTGATGCAGGCGCGCTGACAGCCAGTAATCCACCTGGGTGCGGTCCAGCCCGTGCGACTGACCGCCCAACGAGGCCAGGCAACCACCCTCCTCTTCGGCTGCCTTGTACAGCTTCTGCCAGGCCTGCCCTTTCGCTGCTCCCTTTTCCCCCGCAGCCAATGCTGCAACCACTGCTCCCGATACGCTTCCGTAGACCATGTCCTTCCCCTCAATCCAATGTTCTGTTCGAACCGCCGGCACCGCGGCGGTTGTTGTCCTGGTAAATCGCCTCCGGCCCAACGGCCCGAGGTTGTTTCAATTCGTTGATCTGTCGCTGTGCAGCCTGCAGGCGCAGGCTCAATTGCGTGACCAGCTCGTCCACCGGCAGCGCTTCACCCGTCGCGCCGGCCACCCAACCCGAGGCGTTGCATTGCACGCAGGCCAGGTCATGGAACACACCCTTGATCACCGCTTTGCCACGGCACGCCGGGCACTGGGCCAGCTCCATCGCCTGCTTACGAAAGGCCGGTCCGTGGCTCTTGATCATGCTTTTGAAACCTCGCTATTAACAATTTTCGGAACTGCCTTGCAGGCCACGTCGCTCAAGGGCTGCACAGGGTTTTGCGAATCTTCATATTGGGCGCCTGTCAGGTTGTGAACCGCGTTGAATCCGCGCTCATCTAACCAGGCGTGCCACTTCTCCAGCGCGGCCAGACGCTGCTCCCGGGCCTGGGTGTTGATGTAGGTCGAGGCGATCTTGCCCAGCGAGTGGTTCAGCAGCATCTCGCCGATGTGGCCGTCGATGCCCAGGTCGGTCCAGGCAGTGCGGGCGACCTTGCGCAGGTCATGGCTGGTCCACTCACCCTGGCCCAGACGGGTGAACACGGCGCTGGCCTGACCCTCGCTCAGGGCCCGGCCACGCCGCGACGGGAACAGGTAGATGCCCTCATAGCCCTGGGCGGTCTGGGCAGCGCGGTATCGGCTCAGCATGGCCTTGGTCTGGGCGGTCAGCGGCAACCGGTGCTCGGTGCGGGTCTTGGTGTGCTCGGCGGGAATGAACCACTCGTTGTCGGCCATCGAGATATCGGACCAGCGCGCCAGACGGGTCTCACCCACCCGGGTGCCGTGGCACAGCATCATCAGTGCAAGCATGGCCTCGCCGGGTTCGCTGTCGAACAGGCCGGCCAGCATGGGCACCAGTTCGACCAGATGCACGCCGCGCAGCCGGGCGGGCTTGGGCATGATCCGGGCCTTGGTGAAGTCGACGAACTTCAGCGCGGCCATGGGGTTGGTATCGATCAGCCCCAGCTTATGGGCCTGGCGGAACGCGACGACCAGCAGGCCGAACAGTTGGCGCACGTAGGACAGCGAAAGCACTTCCTGCGCGGGCCACATCAGCAGCTTGTCCAGCTCAGGTGCCGACACGGCCCGAATCGGCAGATCGGCCAGCCGTGGTTTCAGGTGGCACGCAATGGCCGACTTGGCGCCGGTCTTGCGCTTGGCCGACAGCGAGCGGTCGCGGCTCATGCGGTCGCTGTACCAGTCGAGCAGTTGGCCCACGGTGGACAGGCCACCCAGGGCAACAGCGGCGTCCGGGTCACGCAGCAGGCGCTGACGCAGCGCAGGCAGCTCGGCCAGCACCGCAGAGGCGCCCAGCTCGGGATAACGGGCGATCTGGTTCCAGGCCTTGCCCTTCACCAGATACCACGACCCGCGCTGCCGGTCCTGGCCGAATCGCAGGTAAAGGCCGGGGTGACGCGGGTCGCGCAGGTCATGCACGGCGGGGTCGGCGGCCTGCCGGCGGATTTCGGCGTCGGTGAACTTCACAGCGCGGGTCTTGCTCATGCCGCCGCCCTCGTCTGCGGCTGCAGCAGGTAGGCGCGGATCGCTTCCATCGCGTCGATGGCGCCACGGCAGACGATGGCCAGATAGCCCTGTTCGAGCAGCGCCTGGATGCAGGCGTCCTGGCTCGGCGACACGGCGGCGTCGTATGGCGGCTTCGCCTTGAATTCGATGTATAGCCCGAAGTACCCGCCGCGCGCCATCGGCAGCACCAAGTCAGGGATACCGGCCTTCACACCTTGGGCCTTGAGTTTGGCGGCGACCGCCTTCACCCGGTGCCCACCGTTCGGGACGTGGTAGATCAGCTTGGCGGCGGCCGGGTAGCGTAACGCTATTTCGCGCATCAGCGAGGCCTGCTCCAGGCCTTCGCGGTCAACGGGCTTCGCGCGCGGCGCCCTGGCCCGTACTGGTTTCATGATCGCCTGTTTCACCGATCCCCCTCCCCTAGCTGGGCCTGGATTTTCGCGATGCCTTCGGGGGACATGAACACCCGGCCACCGAACATAATCATCGTGTCGCAGGGGATCTCCTTGGCGCGCGCGCGGAATCGAAGGGCCGGAGCACTCTTCCAATGGCACCATTTGCGCTCAGTTTTCCAGCGAATGGTTTTCGTCTTTGGCAGGTGCTCGCTGACGTAGACCGGGATTCCGCTGAATGTCATGGCTGGGGTCATCACGCGGCCACCTTCCCTTCGCTCACCAAGATGTCGAGTGTCCGCACCACGCCTTCGAGGTGCATGAACCGCAACTCGTCGCGACTGAACATCGTTTTGCTGCGACCGTCGCAGGCGTCGTGGCAGGCGCTGCAGGCATGGGCGCCCTGCAGGTCGTTCGGCTTCATGCCGACGCCGCAGGTGCCGGCCATGCGGTAATGGGCCAGTACGGTGGTGTTGGGGTCGCCGTTGCAGACGCCCGGAATGCGCACCTGGCATTCCCGGCCGCGCGCGGCTTTGGTCAACTTGCTCTGCTTCATGAGCGTTCGTCCTTGTTGAGGTCGATGACGGTGAAAGTGACAGGCCACATCCGCAGGCCGTGCAAGGTCGCCGACTGTTCGTCGCGATACAGGCCTACGGGCGGATGTGGCTCGGAGGTGAGGTCGAGCAGATGGCCACAGGCGTACAGGGCCCAGTGGTACTCGGTGAGGTCGGGAGCCAGCATCTTGGGGTCGGCCATCAGAACCGGTCCTTGTTGGCGTAGCGGCGAGATAGAGGGGTTACCTTCTCCTGCTGCGCCTTCGGTGCCGGAGCCCAGCCGGCGGCCAAGTTCTCAAAACGGTTGTACTGGCCGAGGAAGGCGGTACGGACGGTACCCATCTCGATATCGCGGCCCTTGCCGATGATGATCTCGGCAATGCCTTTGGCCTCGGTGTTTTCGTGGTAAACCTCGTCGCGATAGACGAACAGGATCACGTCGGCGTCCTGCTCGATAGCGCCTGATTCCCGAAGGTCGGACGCTACCGGGCGCTTGTTCGGGCGCTCCTCGCATTTGCGCGAGAGCTGGCTGAGCAGCACCACCGGAATGCCGAGCTCTTTCGCCAGCAGCTTGCAGCCGCGGCTGATGCTGCTGACCTCCTCGGTGCGGTTGCCGCCGTCACCTTCGACCAACTGCAGGTAGTCGATCATCAGCAGGTCCAGGCCGTAACGCATCTTGTGCCGGCGAGCCATGGAGCGGATGCGGCCAATCGAAGATCCGGCCTTGTCGGCGATGTACAGCGGCGCGAATTGAATGGCCTTCGTCGCGACAGCAAGTTCAGTGCCGTGGTCCTGGCATGCAGTGCCGTTCTTGACCAGGGTCAGCGGGATACGGCCTTCGGATGCGACCAGGCGATCAATGAGCTGGCCCTTGTTCATCTCCAGACTGATGGTCAGGGACGACTTGTTCTGGCGAATCGAGGCCTCGCCGATAAACCCCATGGCCAGCGTCGTCTTGCCCATGCCTGGGCGCCCCGCGACGATGTAGAGGTGGTCAGGCTGCAGGCCGCCAATCTTGTCGTCCAGCTCCTTCAAGCCGGTAGAAATGCCGATCAGCGTTTCGCCGCGCGCGTGCCGGTCGTGTCGCTCCTGCCAAACGTCGAGCTGGTCGATCACGACATCGCCGGCCTTGACGATATCGTCATCACCAGCACCGCAATCGATCGACATGGCGGCAGCCTGGACTGCAGCAATCTTCGCCTGGACATCCTCAGTGCCCTGGGCAATGTCCATGGCCTGCTCACCCAGGCTGTACAGGGCACGCTCAATCGCCCTTTCCCGCACAATGCCCGCATAGGTCTTGGCGCTGGCCACGCTCGGCGTGTTGTCCACGATCTCAGCGCAGTACGCGAGGGCTCGGTCACCATTCGGCAAGTTACCGATCTGCTCGCCTACGGTCAGGAAGTCCACGGCCTTGCCGGTAGCTCTGACGGCCATGATCCCGCGAAACACTTCGGCGTTCTCGGCGAAGTAAAACGACTCAGGGGAAAGGTCGTCACTCAGGGTATCGATCAGCTCAGGGCGAATCATCATCGCGCCCAGGAGGCCGTGTTCAGCCTCGATGCTGTACGGATCACGCATGGTAATTTCCCTCTACCACTTTGACGAAATTGGTCGGTGCTACGAGCCAGTCGAAGTTGCACCGGAACGGTTTGTTGTCGCGCCCCCCTACCCGACCCATCAGCCAATCGCTGGCCTGGACCATGCCGAAGAAGTCGCTCCAGAAATCGAGATCCTGGTGGACAGGGCTTTCAGCCCACCGAGCCTGGATCTTCGACTTGCGGTCCTTGTTGACCAGGACAACCCGAGGCAACTCGGGCAACAGCTCGTTGAACAGTTCGACGATCTGATCGACCGGGGCCTGATTCGAGGCATCGCGGGTGCTCGCGGATACTCCTGACGGTTCCTTGATGGTTCCCTTACGGTTCTGGGGGCATTTAATGCCGGGGTGTGGGGCATCTGTTGCCGGGGTGGGGGGCATTTCTTGCCGGGGTGCCTCGGCATCTGTTGCCGGGGGGCATTTGCTGCCGGGGTCGTAGCTGTAAGGGCTGACGGTGTACCAGGTCGAACGCCCGGCCCGCATGTGCGCAGTGAGGATCTTGGCCTCTTCCAGCCAGCGCAGCGCGTAACGAACAGAACGCTCTGTGAGGCAGGTCCGCTCAGCAATACGAGCTACCGAAGGCCAGCAAACGCCTTCGTCATTGGAGTTGTCTGCCAACGAAATCAACACAGCCTTCTGCGCCGGAGTCATCCCCTGCAAAGGCCAGCAAGCGCTCATCACGACGGTGCTCACATGGCACCTCTCAACCCGATCACCTGACGCGACAGGTTTGGCGAATTGCCGAAAACTGACGCGACGGGCTTGGTGTTGCTTGCATCGACTGCAGTGTGCATAATCGACCTCACGTTGTTTTGAAGAAGCCGCCCTGCCAGGCGGTTTTTTTATGTCTGCATTTTCAAAGGCTGGGAGGCCGAATGAAGGCTGCAAAAGACTTCGCTGCGAAGCTCAAGGCGAAGCACTGGGACAAGAAGCCGTACACGTACAGCGATGAGCATGTCGCTATGTTCGGATTCGATTCGCCGCCTCTTCGCCGGGCCTGGGAAACGCACGGCCCGACCATCAAGAAAGTGGCCATCTGGCTGTTAGCCCTGGTTGCTGGTGGCGTCATCACCAAGCTGCTTGGACTTGCGTAGTTGGCCGAGAAGAACGGCCTTCTTCGCTGAGTCCAGGAACTCCAATCGACCTTCGTCCGAAAGGTCCTCGCCGAAGCTGACGTGCGTCGCAGGAAATACCGAGGCGCCATCGTTGCGGGAACCGCCAACAACAAACCCCGCTACAAAGCAGAAAGCCGCAACACCAAATGCGCCAAACCCCACCAGCATTCCGTCCAAAATCATCTCCATCTCCTACTGGTTAAATTCACAGGTGTGTTGGTCATCTACTGGCGCAATGCCTGGAGCGGGATACTTCGTCTCGCAATCAGGCAGTTGGCCGCTGGCCTCTCGGCCGAGCCGGCACAGGACGTTGCTCGTAGGCCTCGATCCGGCCATCTTCGTAAATCGTTACGTTCACAGTTCGGCCCGATCGAACCATCTGAGAGACCGCGCTTTGATTCATGCCCAGCGCAGTCGCAAGCTCTGACTGTGTGCCGTGTTTTTCCAAATATTCCGTCAGGGGGATTGTCTTCATGGCTGTTCCAGCGTGCATTTATGCATATCGATAGTAGCAGCGCTACTTTGAATCAACAAGACATTACTAGCAGTGCTGTTTGCTCAACTATCAGCGCAGCTAATAATCTTTCCTGCATGAAGACACGTCGCCCGCTTACCCCCGAGGAAATCGCAGAGAGCCAGCGGCTTAAGGCGATTTACGAACAGAAGAAGTCCGCAGCACGAGCTGCCGGAAAGTCACTCACCCAGGCTGACATCGCTGATGCTTGCGGCTGGTCCGGACAAAGCGCATTCAGTCAGTACGCAACCGGGAAAGTGCCTCTAAACGTTGAGGCCCTACTGAAGCTTTCGAAGGCCCTTGGCTTCTCTCCGCTGGATGTCAGTCCGCGGCTGATGAAACTGGTCGCACAGCCAGCTCAGGAGGAAAGTCGTCAGGACGCGCAGTTGATCCGCACCTGGGACGAGCAGACCCCCGTTGCGGATGATGAAATTTCGGTCCCATTCCTTAGAGAGGTTGAGCTGGCAGCCGGGGTTGGGCGCTTTGGAATCGAAGTCGACGATGGAGCGCGCCTGCGCTTCGATAAGAAGGGACTGCGATCAAATGGCGTCCAGTTCGACCAAGCAAGGTGCGTGACCGTGCGCGGCAACAGCATGCTGCCAGTCCTCCGCGACGGGGCCACCGTGGGGGTTAACGTTGGCCGAAGCTCTTTCGGCGACATCATTGATGGCGACCTATATGCGATAAATCATGCCGGCCAGCTTAGGGTTAAGCAGGTCTATCGCTTACCCAGCGGCATAAGGCTGCGCAGCTTCAATCGTGATGACCACCCCGATGAGGACTACTCATTCCAGCAAATGCAGGACGAGCAGATCAGCATCATCGGCCACGTTTTCTGGTGGGGCATGTACGCCAGATAGGCAACACATCGAGCCAAACCAAGGCCCGCCGAGCGCGGGCTTTTTATCGCCCATTGGAAATATTATTAGCAATGCTATTTACAATGCATAATAGCGCTGCTACTTTTTGTGCATGCCGGATCACCACCGGCCAGCAACGAAGGCAGCGATGGACAGGCCTCAACAGTCCAGAGGGTTGGCAACTGACCCAGGCGTGCAGCGTAAAGCGCCAAGAACAGTTATCCGGCGGACCAGGGTCGCGGTCGGAGAGAACAATTCGAAGATTGCCAAAGACCTACGCCAGTAGCGGGTCGCGGCAGATTTCACTGGCTGGCCTTGGCGACAGGGCCAGACGGGAAATCAACCGAGGAGAGCGCCATGGAAAAACAATCGCTGCAAATAGAAGTGCGATTCCCCAAGAAGGGTGAAGAAGAGTTCAACCTGCTCGTCGATCAATTGGCAGAAGCTGTGTACGAGAAGGTGAAAGAGCGCCTACAGCGTGATGCTGAAAGCGCTCGAGGTGAAATCAGCGTCGCTTGAATGCTTTGTCGAGGCGCTTTTTCATATCCTGAACAAGCTTATCGGCCTCTTTCTTGGCCGCCTCTCTTAGCTTGGCCGTAACCGCCGCTTTATCCCCAACATCCGCATTGCACTGGCTGCAACGGATCATCTGATCGACCTCATCGTCATCTGGGATCACGAGCATCTTGCTCCCGCACGCTGCACATACTGCAGAAATCTGCATAAGTCCTTCCTTGCTGATTGGTGGAACTCTCAGCATATCCGGGAAGTGCGTCACCTGCGAAGTGGTGAGCTGGCCGCCGGCCATCAGACAACCAGCGCCACGTCAGCCTGACGCTAACTGCCCGATCACCTGGCTCCCCATCACCAGGCTGCATCGGTGGATCAACTGGCCGAGGACAACCCCGCCGCTCATGCGCATGCCGAAGCGGGTCGCGCTATGACGCCAGTTGCTCCACCAATGCAGCCAACACCCGAGGTTACTCATCATGGAAACGATCACCAGCGGCTCCTGGAAGGGCTTCCTCGGGCGCGGCCTGGCCCCGCGTGAACTTGAAGCACTGCTTGCGGTAGCTCAGGGCATGACAGCCAAAGAGATTGCCCGCCTGATGCAGATCACCCCGGGCACCGTGGCCAACCGAATCGAAAACGCGATGTACAAGCTCGGCGTTCACCGCCGCGCGGCCCTGGTCGCCGAGGCCATGAAGCGCCAGATCATCAGCCCGATGTGCATCCTACTGGCCGGGTTGATGGCTATGCACGCTGTCACGGGCGACACCGACCCGATGCGCCGCGACCGCCGTGTGCCTGAGCGGCGCATTGCCCAGGTCCGAATCATCCGCAAGGCCGAATCCTTCGACCTGCACGCCTGACACCCACCCCGAGGAGCTCACCATGCACCCAGCCATGCAGCAGCGCGTGGACGGCCTGGCCGCCCTGCGCGAACGCACCATCCTGGCCACCGCTGACTTCTACGCCAAGATCGGCCTTACCGCTCCAGCGACTGAGCCGCGGTACAAGGCCGTAGCCAAGGGCAAGGCGTGGCACATCGTCGACGTGGAAACCGGCAAGACGCGCCGCTTCTGCTTCACCTACAAGGCGGCCCTGCGGTTTGTTGATGCCCTGGAGGCAGCTGCGACGCGCAAGCTGGTGGGGCGGCAATGATCGGCGGCCCTATCTCCAATGAGCGCCAGCAGGTTCTGGATCAGCTCAGCGCCAGCATTGACCAGTTCTTTGCCAGCGGCGGCAAGCCAAAGGAGTTGCCCGGCCCTTCGTTCGAGCCGCGCCCTACCCGGCCGATTGCAGCTGACGCAGTGGTCGAGGAAAGCGGCCCACCGAAGCCCGGCAGCCGTGCCGAGATCAACCTGGTGCGCGACCTGGCCAAGACCCACACCTTCACCGAAGCGGTTGAGGCCAGCGGCATCGAGCGCGCCAGGCTTCTCCAGCTATCGAAGGCGCACCTGATCACCTTCTTGGTCAGCAGCACCGAGCGTAGAGCCCGGACAGCGGCAAAGAAGAAGCGCCAAGACCAGCGAGCCGCGCACTGCGAGCAGATCAAGACCCTGGCCGGTACCGGCATCACCCGGAACCAGGTGGCGCAGAAACTTGGCATCAGCTACGGCCACTTGGTCCGGCTGATCGATGACCACGGCATCGATTTCCCTTTGCGAGGGAAGCTGAAGTGAAACGCATGAACCGCGTCCGGAACGGCCGGCGCCAGCAATGGATCAACTTGCCGCCCAGCGGCTTGAGAGGTATCGGCAATGGCCGAGAAGAAGACGGGAGCAGCCAAGCACTCGGCGGACTACCGGGACAGGGAGCAGAAGAAGGCGGAACGGCTGGGTATCGAGAAGATGGCGCTGATTACCGCTGCTGGCACCAAACGGGGCATGTCCGATGCAATGAAGGCTCACGGCTACAGCCAGCTGCAGGAGTTGCTGCAGAACCTGCACCTATCGTTCCTTGCCTGCGACCGAGAAGAGCAGGCGCGCCGACTGAAACGACCTGACGCGCCAGCTTTTGAGATATCGCCAAAGCTAGCGCGACAGTTTGACCAAGCCAGCAGCGCCGAGCTGAGGCGCGACCCTGGTGACGAGATACTGGGGCCCGTCAATCTTTCTTTGGGGGTTTGACCGATGGCATTGGGACCTTCTTTTGCATGGGCGGAAGGTTGCGTTCGTTGACTTGCGGACGGCCATCTGGCTTTCCAATAGGAGGGCGCGGTGTGTTGTTGGACATATCAAACTCCATAGTGTGCAGAGAAATACTCAGCAGTTTGTTGTGATGCGTTCTTCATACGGCGCTTACGGACTGGCAAAACCATGTTGCCAAAGCTGTCATTCATGATTTTTCGCTTCAATTCTTTCAGGTCGTGACGGGCCTTGTTAATTTCTCTGTTGCTCAACTCTCCTTCTGCAACCTCAAACCAGCCTCTTTCCGCCTTATCAGCGAGCGCCGCCAGCTTCACTGTGGCCGGACCCAAGGATTTGATGCGAGCCTTGAAGGGCATAAATTGCGAGACAACAGATATCACTTGAGAAAGCGCAACAAGGCAAGCCCATACCTTTGAGTACTCCTGCCAGACCACCCAGGCACCAATGGCGCCACTGGACATAAGGGCAAGGAAAATTCGAAATCCAAGATCCCAGCGTTCGGAGCTCAGCTGATAAAGAGCCATATAGGTTTGGTGAGCGCGCAACCCCACCATCTCATTCCAATATTGCTCTTGATACATCGAAGCATCCTAATCCTTGCTGAAGACCTGCAATCAAACACCATCCATCTACAAATTGCCACCATGCCGCATCCAGCCATGGAGGGCGGCGCATGCATGGAGAAAGACCAATGCCGCAGATCGACCGCAGCGCCAGCATCATCTTCGGTGACGCCGACATCGTCATACGCGAGCCGCACCCAGGCCGCCAGCCGTGGGACCAAGAGAAGGCCTGGGAGCGCGAGTATCGCAACCAGGTGCTGAAGCGCATCGTGCAAACGCTCAATCGCCTGGGCTGGACGTGCGCAATGCCAGAACTGCGTGAGCGCGACAAGCGCGATCAGTACGGCATCGCGGAAAACTCCCGGCGCAACAAGCGCGTGTGCAGCAAAGGCGATCTGAAAGCCGACTTGGAGCTGTCCGGCGCAACGATCACCTTCCAGATGTTCCAGAACGTGAACGCGCCTGATCGCCCTGATCATGATGGCCGTTACCAGAGTGACAAGGAAAAGCACATGCCGTACCTCATCCGCCTGGAGATGGAGCGCACCCGCCGGCGGATCCGCACCTACCTCTGCAACGTGTTCAGCGGGTACTACTTCGACGAAGAGTGGATGCGCAAGCATGAGCGCAAGGTCGGACCAGGCCACCTCACTGCCCTGGAGCGCATTCAGCTCCACTACGAGAGCAGCTCGCACTTCAAGGGTGTGGACTGGGACAAGCGCAAGGCCGAATCGTGGATGAGCGGCAACCTGAAGTCGGCGGACGGCCAGATGCTTGAGCATGGCCAGGCCGTCTGGTTCACCGACTACGAGGGTCGCTGGCAGCGCGGCACGGCGTTCTACAACATCAACAACATGTGGTGGGTGGTCACCGGGCCATTCAGCTACACGAACAAGTGCTGCCGCGAGCTTCACACGGCCCCGCCCGAGCACCCCAGAGTCAAGGCCAATCAGGCTCGGCGCCGCAGCAGACTGGAATCCCTGATGTCTCAGGCTGCAGCAAAGTTGGACTTCAAGCGCGCCGAGGAGCTGAAGAACATCCTTTTCCCGCCTCAGGAAGCGCTTTACATGATCTGGACTGATCGGCACGGCGGCGCCTACTTCGGGCCCGGCTACAGCGGTTACACCAGCGACACGAACCAGGCAGGCAAGTACACGCGAGCCGAGCTGAAGCCCTATCTGGGCACTACCGACGAGAAGGATCATCTTCGCGCCGTTCTGCTGCGTGACGTCGCATGACGATCCTGCACGACCAGCCAGGGCTGTCACCCTAAGCCAGAACAGAGTGAAGTTTCTCCCCGAAGTCTGTGATTTGTACACGACACCGCTGGATCAATTTCAGAGCATCGACTGGATCTTCCCCAATCTCAAAATTCACCCACTCATACTCTCTAAGTATGGGGACTGGTGCCAGCAAATCAGCAGTCATATCTGATACCTTCCTGTCGGAAGACAGGACTAGCTTTCCACTCTTCGCCAGAGGAGCCCCATTGACTGAGCAGTTGATGAAGGTGGCATCGCCAAGCCCCATTTTAATAATGTTCCCAAGAGCAGTTGTCGAACCTGCAGAGTTCCTTCTGGTCTGCGCGCTAAGCTGTTTGTGCTTATTTATGTTAACCAGCTTACACAAATCAACCAGCCAAGAATCTCCGCACTCGAACTGCTGGATACTCCTGATTAAAGCGAAGCATTCCGGTGCCTGCGTGTCTACCGCTGGTAGGTTTTTCCTTTGATTATTTAAAAAATTTTCCTCTGTGGCTCCATATGGAAAGTAGATCTTGTTTTGCTTTTTGGTGTATGACTCCCAAATATCTTGAGCGAAATACTCCAAAGAGCTTCTTAAAGATTCGAGGCAACACTTAATTTTAGGACGCACAACCTGCTGCACCTCTTCATCCCTTCGCGCCCCATCATAAGCGGACTCGATGTAAATAACGTCCTGTTCCACTGCTTCGAGCAATTCTTTTACGTCAGCGTATCTTTTCATTTTTATCTGCGACGCTCCGCTTTATGGATTTGATCCTTCGATGTTTAGCGCATCAACCGCCTGCGCGCAAATGACGTCCTGATTATCTAGATCCTGATGATACTAACGCATGGAGTTCACCTATGAGCACATTCGCAGTCTTCGGCATGACCGCCGACGTAGCGCTGGCTGAGGCCAGGAAGACCGTCAAGACCACCAAGCCGAGCGGCAAAGCTGGCTGCCCCCCCCCTGGAGCTAACCCAGGCTGAATGGAATCTGGCCGTTGAACAGCAGGCAGCCAAGATCATGGCCGGCGAGAAGGTGAAACAGCTGAGCCAGATGTTCGACGCACCGCAGTACGCCCAGCAGTTCATGGAGCTTGCAAGGAAGACCGGCAAGTGCCGCGATCTGCGCATTAGGGCCAAATGTGAGATCACCGACGCCGAAGGAAATCCGGTGATCAATCAGAAAACCAAAATGCCCAAGGTCGGGTGGACAGAGTACTCACCCGACTTGCCGCGCGTCGCTTAGGCGTAGATGGCAGTTGAGCTGGTGATCAGTGGCGCCGGATGGGTCACTCGATTTATCTCCAGCCACATGCGGGTCCTGTCAACGCTGAGCCGTCGCCCATTCACTGCCAGCTCGCCAGATAGAGTTCCTGACAATCGGTAGTGGCCGCACCCATCATCACACCTGATCTCGGTCCAATCGCCCAGAGTCGGTAACTCCTCTGCATCAGCATTACAAACGAAGCATTCCATCGAATAGCCCTCCTTGTAGTGGCCAATTGACTTTAGCTCAATCCGGACGAGGTATCCCCATGCCCACAGAAAACCGATCCAGCAACACCGAAATCAAGCCGTGCCCGTTTTGCGGTGAGAAGGCCGAATTACGCTGCACTGCCGGGCCTGATCCAGACTGGTTCGTGCAGTGCACTGAGTGCCGCGCGTCAGCTGACGTTTTCAGTGAAGACAATCTGACCGGATGGAATGATCGCGCCCACCCGGCAGCCTCCGACGGCTTCAGCGCCGGTGACATGGCCGACCAGGGTGCCAAGGCGTTCGCTTCGCGGGATGGTGAAGTTCACGAGTTACGCGCCAAGTTGGCCGAAGCTCAGGAGGTTCTGCGAGATTGTATTGAGGTCGGCGAGCTTGATGCAGAAACACAATGGAAGGCCGAGCGGGTATCGAAAGGACGTCGCCTGTACGTGGATGATCGAGCCCTGGCATCCATCGTAGATCCGAGCGAGCCGGTCGTGAGTGACCAGGGCATCCCTGGCACCTCATTCCAGCGCCTGAACACGCTCGCCAATCAGGGCGAATGACCAAGGAGTACATTTGTACTCCGCCCCCTCTCCCCTCTATTGAACAGCCGCTATATGGCGGCCAAGGAATCGTCATGCCCGAAGGAAATCAGGCGGCACGCTGGTGCCCGGATGAATGCCCCATTACCGGGCGCCAGTTCTTCATGTGGATCGAGCATCCCGATGACGGCATGGTGCCGACCTATGGCGGGCCATTCGATAGCTACACGATCCCCGTCCGTGACGGCGACGAAGGTTTCTGCTGCGAACGCTTCGACCACGACCTGGGCAACTGGCGTGATAGCGAGATCGTCGGGCTCAAGCTGATCGACGACCAGAGCGACGAATGCGAGCACGGCCAAGTCGCCGGGCTGCAGGCAGAGATTGAACGGCTCAAGGCCCAGAGCCGCGTCATCACGTTGTCTGGGTGCGAGTTCACCGAAGACGATCTGCTCGCTCGAGCAGTTCGCGGCGTGAGTGGCACCGGAAGACAGAAGAGACCGCGCTGGGCGCTGATGACCGATGTTTTCCTCTGCGGCTCAGGCGTCGCACATGCACTGTGCAGGCGGTTCGGCCTTGATCCAGACGAGGGCCTCCGCAAATGACCCGCCTCGCCATCTGCCTCCTGCTGCTGGCCACCCTGGCCGGCTGCCGGGAGCCTGACAAGCCCGCCGCCACCGTCGTCGCCGGTACATACAAGGTCGACAAGCTTTTCACTGTCGACGGCTGCACCGTCTACCGCTTTCTCGACAGCGGCGGCAACAAGTACTTCACGAACTGCTCGGGCACTACGGCCTGGAGCGAGGACTGCGGCAAGGGCTGCGACCCTCAAACAGGGATACCTGGCGGTGTTCACCGCACGGAGCGCCAGCTCTCCCCGCACGAAGCCGAATCTGAACCTACACCCGCACTGGCGCCTGGGCGCTGGATTGATGAGAGGTATCAGCTGTGAGCCTAGTTCGAGAAAACCTGATGACCCGCGAAGGCTACTCACCGTATTGCGGAGACGAGAACTGCACCCGCATGCTGCCGCGCACCACTTGGGATGGCGAGCAGTTCAAGTGCCGATGCGGCTGGCGTTCGCAATTCCCGGCTGACTTCATCGCCAAATACAAGGCGAAGTGGCACGGAGGCACAAAGTCATGACCGACCTAATCGAAGTGAAGACGGCCGACCTTGCAGGTGAGGCGCTGAACTGGTCGGTGGCAATTGCCGTGAGCCTGAATCCTTTCGTTTCGCCAGCGCAGTACGGCGTCCCTGCTCGGGTGTTCATCCAGCAAGAAGGTATGTTCCCGGTGCGCTACAAGCCAGCTGCTGATTGGCAGGTCGGCGGCCCGCTGATCGACAGCTTTGGAGTCGAGATACTACGCGCGGGACCGGCGGTCCACGCCAAGCTGCACGGGCTGACCAATGCGGCGGGCAATGGAACCACCACCCTCATCGGTGCCTGCCGCGCCATCGTCACCGCCAAGCTCGGCGACACCGTACAGGTGCCGAAGGAGCTGCAGCCATGATCCTCCTACCCATCGCCGCCCCGCTCTACATGGCCTGGATGATCTGGAAGGGGCCGAGGCCATGATCGTCAAAATCGCTTTTAACCCCGCCAGCCTGAAGCCGGAGGACGAAGCTTACCCAGCATTCACTGCCGGCGGGCTGACCTTGAAGTTCTGGGCTCTGTACAAGAAGCACTTCATGACATCCCAACACTTCCGCGAATCGCTAGTGGGGCTCGCATCTGTCTTCGAGCGAATGGTGGACATCGAGGACCGCGAGGTGCTGCCGTACACAAACATCGACGAGTTCATCCGCATCCTGGGCACGTGCGGCATTCACAGTAATCTGCTCATGGGGCCAATGAGCAAGGAACTGATCGAGTGGGTAGTTCGGTACTGGGACTACTTCAACCTCTCGACTCAGCGGCAGGTCCACCTGCAGTACAAGGTCGTGAAAGAAGTCGACGAGGTCATGTCTGTCACGTCGTTCGGCTCTGAAATCCAGAGCTACCCCTCCCCCTACAACAACTCAAGCCTGCCGGTAGGCGGGCGAGGATGAGCCATGTCCAATTTCCTGACCCGGCTTTTTCGCCGCAACGCAAAGCCACAGCGTCCGGCAACGTCAGCACCAGCATCGACCGGCTACGCCGCTGGCCGTAGCCCTGCAACAGGTAGGCAAGACCCAATGCTCGATCCGCTCAACCCCTTGAGCCCGACCAGCCCGCTGAACCCAGTAAACCAGATCGACAGCTACGAGCTGACCCGCTCCCACAGCAGTTGCTCCAGCCGTAGCCATGACAGCTACGACGGCGGTAACAGCTACTCATCGAGCGACAGCTGCAGCTCATCCAGCTCAAGCGATAGCGGTTCGAGCTCCAGCTACGACTAACCCCTCCCCACCTCTGCCGCCATGCGCGGCGTGGAGCCTATCCCATGGAAACCGAAATTCTCTCGGAGAAAGAACTGGCCGAGCTGACCGGCTACAAGGCCAGGGGCTACCAGCGCCGCTGGCTTGAAGAGCGCCAATGGCACTTCGTCGAAAGCCGCGGCGGTCGACCACTGGTTGGCCGGCAGTACGCCCGAATGAAACTGGGCATGACCCTTCAAGTAATGCCCTTAACGCCCCCGCCTCTGCCAACACCGGCATGGACGCCTGATATTTCGAAAGTGAGGTGATATGCGCCCGCGCAAGACCGAGAACCGTCACCTCCCGCCTCACATGTACCAGCGCACCCGCAAGCGTAAGAGCGGCAAGGTTTGGGTCAGCTACTACTACCTGGACAAATCGGGCAAAGAAATAACGCTCGGTAGCGATATAAACCTCGCTCGACTGAAATGGGCCGAGCTGGAATCCAAGGACAAGCCACACGATCTGCGCATTATGAAGGCCATCTTCGACCGGTATGAGCGAGACGTTATCCCGAAGAAGGCTGAGAGAACTCAAAAGGACAATCTGGCCGAACTGCGACAGCTTCGCCCCTACTTCGATGATGCGCCGATCGATGCGATCACCCCCGCCCTCGTTGCTCAATACCGCGATGCCAGGACCGCCAAAGTTCGAGCCAATCGCGAGCTGGCCACCTTGTCGCACGTGTTTAACCTGGCGAGGGAATGGGGGCTCACAACTCGGGAGAATCCCTGCCAGGGTGTGCGCAAGAATAAAGAGGCCCCACGAGACTTCTACGCGAATGATGCAATCTGGAACGCGGTCTACGAGAAGGCTGTGGGTGAGATGAAGGTCGCCATGGATCTGGCGTATTTGACAGGCCAGCGTCCTGCGGACGTGCTGGTGATGAGGCGGGATGACATCGAGGGCGTTGCCCTGGGCGTCAAGCAGCAGAAGACACACAAAAAATTGCGGATTCTGCTTGAGGTTGACGGGGTGAAGACTGGCTTAGGGATCTTGATCAGCAGCATCCTGGCTCAGAATGAACGGCACAGTTCGCCTTATTTGATCCTGACCGACACGGGCAAGCGGGTGACTGCCGCAATGCTCCGCCACAGGTGGGACGATGCACGAGTGAGAGCGGTTAAGGCCGCCGAGGAAGCAGGTGATTCCCTGCTGGCCGGGCGCATCAGTCAATTCCAGTTCAGGGACATCCGCCCTAAAGCTGCATCCGAAATCAAAGACATCGAGGACGCAAGTCTGCTGCTTGGCCATACGAAGGGAGACATTACAGAGCGGGTTTACAGGCGTGTCGGAGCAGTCGCCAAGCCGACCAAATAG